CAAGCCTGTGGTGCCATCATTAACAGTTGTAGTAACCGTGTCTGCAGTAGTTTTAGCGGTGTCTGCTATAGTTTTAGTAGCAGCCAAGCCTGTGGTGCCGTCATTAACGGCTGTTTGGACTGAAGTAAATGACGTAGATAGCGAAGATAAATTAGCTGCTGAAGCTGACCCTGCATTAGAACTAACAGTATTAAGCTCTTTTATCGCTGCGGTGCTGGCTTGACCAAAATTACTTAAATTATTTGTACCATGATCGTGCCATTTAGCTGCATCAGTACCGGGAGTAACATCAGTTTGTACTAAAGATCTATATATTTTGCCATCGGCATCAAGTTTAACTATCGTACCTGCGGGGTAAGTACCTGCAGTCCAAGAAGGAATACCTGTTGTTGTAAAACTTGTATTTAAAATATTAAGCGCTGAAGCAGCAGCAGAAGTAGAGCTGGAGCTAATATTATTAATTTCGTCTATAGATGCTTTGGCGCCTGCCGCTTGTGCCGCTACGGTAGCTAGTCCGCAATCTATCCAGTTAGTTGTACTTGGGGGTTTGCTAGCAACAGTATTAACAGAATTATGATTTGTTTTAGCTTTAAATAGTTTTAAAGCGCCGTCAGTAAAACTTACTACTTGGCCTATAGTGTAACTCTGGCCTGCAGCCCAAGGTGTCCAATCGCCTGTAAAAGTCTTTAAGCCTTTGACAGCGACGGCACTGGCTCCACTTGGAGTACCACTAATATTATTTACATCTATAATCGCTGCCTGATTAGCTGCCGCTAGTTCCCCGACGTTTGAGTAATCACCTAATTTAGTCCAATTAGAGGCACTATCGGAGGGCTCTTCAGTGTTATTATCGGCTGTTGATTGCCATATGTTACTGCTGTGTTGTACTAGAGCATCGTCAGCGTAAGTAGTGCTGTTACTCCAAGCGGCAGTACCACTGAGGTTATTTACCTGTGTTTGGACAGCAGATATTGCCGAACCGCGAGCAGTAGCCTCGTCCGCGAGTCGTTTATTAACACTGCCAGTAACGCTGGCTGCTCCATCTATAAGATTAATTCTAGTATTTAGAGCAGAAGCTAATTCTGAATCGGTCAAAGCCCCACTTAAAACCGTTTTTAAAGCCGCCGCATCCGCAGTTGTTATAGCTACTGTGCCGTTTGCAGAGAACCATGGGCCTATTTCTGCTTGGTTTGAAACGTGACGTATCCAATAATATCTAGTTTGCCCACCGCCTAACTCATGTGTAAACATAGAACCTGTTGTAATAGACAACAATGTAGCGGTACCTAACACATTAGCGGTACTGCTATGTATCTCTGTTAAAGAGTGTCCTTTATAATCTGTAGGATAATCCCAATTTAATTGTACTTTTTGATAAAGGGCAGTAGCAGTAAAGTTTGTAGGTTTACTAGGGTACTCAGATGTTACACCACTTATTGAAACTGTAGGCAGTGATATGCCGCCGTTAGCATTTGATATTGGTATAAAGCCGATACCAGAGCTCGTGACTATATTAGTATTATAAGCCCCAGAAACTGTACTATTTTGTTCAGCAGCTAACCCCGATGTTGTTAGCTCTCTTACAGTTATTGCTCTATCTCTTGGGTCACCACGCCGACCTAATCGTATATCTATCGCTTCTGATAAAGATAATAAATAATTTGTTAGTTCAGGACTCAACCCCGGCGGTGGATTAGCTGGTATAGCAGGTACTTTAGTTGGATCAGCGGTTTTCTTGGTCATGTAGTTTTAATTTCTTCTATAGATTGAGATAAACAAAAATCGTTTACTTCAAACGCACTACTTACTTCTACTTCCCAGACCTGACCAACAATTGCAGGCAAACGCATAATTGGTTCTCTAAGACTAGCACTAGGTGTATTAGAAGGGGTGGTAGTAGTTTGTGTATAAACGCCGGCAGAGAAAGAAATGCTGTAGTTAGCTATTTCTGTGCTATCGGCTGTAACTTTAACGGTTACGGGATAGCCTTCAGCATGTACACTAACCCATGACATTGATAATGGGTTAGGTGTTACATATTTTCTACTTTTATAAGTAGCCGTAGTGTTGGCTGTACTACCTCGATATTTTTTAATTTTGTCGCCGACTATTAAGTATAATTGATTATCTCGTTCATCAAAAAAACCACTTTCTACTTTTGCTGAAACAGACAAATTGCTTAAAGTATTAACGCCTCTCCTTGGGTCGTATGCCCACCCACCATAGCTACCGCTATCTTCCCAAAAAGCTACATAAGTATTTTCATATCTAAATGCTTTTATAATTGAGGGTCTAAAAATACCTGTGGAACTATTCCATTGTTGTGGCGTTATCTGCTGTTCGGTAAGTACTTGTCCTTGTGTATTTTCTACCCGACATAATCCATCTGGTCCCGCATATAAAACATAGTCGCCCATGTCTACGACAGAGCTTTTATTTATGCAAGCCTGCGCTAAATCGATAGAAGTAGATACCATTGCAGATGGATTTTGGCCAGTAACAAATGCAGGTTTACCATCCGTTAAAGCCATAATACCATTACGTGTTGCAGCTATAGCGACGATTGTTCTGTCAACTGTTATTCTGTATTGAATAGGCCAAGCGTGTGGTAGAAAGGGTTCTGACACACAAAACCTTTTACCTGTAAAGCCAGCAAACATACCGTTGGGTAAAGGTGTTAATTGCTGTAAAGGGCCAGTAGGATATAAAGCCGTATCATCATTTGGAGGGTGTATCCATGTGGTACTAGGTAATACTTCCGCTAGTGTCAAGGCGGTATTATAATCTGTAAAGGTAGTGGTGCCAAATGCCACTTCACCAGCAAATTGAAAAGTAGTATTTTTAGAGCCTGTATTAGACCTATAGATATATACTTTAGCGCCGCCTGATGTAGATATATTATAGCCATTAAATACTGATGATCCCGCCGTGTAATTTAAAGTAACAGTAACATCTTCGTTATCTACAAGTTGTATGGCAGCGCTGGCTTCACTGGGTGGGCCTTCTTCTCCAAAATTACTTACAATTGTATATACATATGATACGTCGTTAGGAATTTGCTCATCTAATTCCCCTAAATCAGTCCAAAAAGTATCATTTGGTGGCTCGTTAGCAGCAGCAGAAGTATGAGATGATTTTGCCCTATATACATTAGTTATGTCATTTTGCTCTCTTTTTACTAATTTATGTTGAGCATAACTTTGTGCGCCCACCCACGTAGTTGCTACAATTTTTGACACGGTGGGGGTTTGTGAGCTAGCTGGTGCAGGTACACCTAACCTATAAGAACCATTACTTGATGCTGGGTAAGGGCCAGTGGTGCTTTGTATAGCAATAGGATAATTAGAAATACGAGGATAATCTTCGCCTGTCCAATATAATCTACCCAAAGTGTCGTTTATAATTGGGCCTTGATGTGCACTTATATTAGCTTCATCCCATTGAAACCACTGATCTGCTGTCGTGCCTAAGTCAGTCCAGTTCGCACTATTGCTACCTGCTGGAGTTTGGTTATTATTACCCTGCGCTGCCTTCCATATATTATTACTGTGCTTTACTAAATTACCGGCTACATAAGTTTTAGAGCTGTCCCAAGCATCTATATAAAGTGGTTTTTGATAGAGAAATATAGATTTTTTATTAGCGGAATTAAGAGTCAAAGCATCAGTATCTGTTTTAATAGGTGTTAACCTACCAGAATCAAAATCTATATTTTGTGAAGTTTGCCCTAGTGGTTCCGGCAACAGCCTAGGTGACATAGCTGGTGCAATGCCACCAAATGTTAATTGTTTAAAATATGCCATTTATTTAACCCAGCTTTTAAAATACGCCTTAATATTTTTAATTGACTGCTTTACTTTTTCTTTAACTAAAATAAATTCAGCTTGTATTAAAAGTATACCTTTTTTGTATTTAACTTTAACTGCTTCAATAGCTTTGTTAATAACAGTTTTGATGTTGCTATATTGTTGTTTGAGCATTATTCATCCTTGCCGTGTGAGGCACCAAAATAAAAAGAACTTATACCTGAAACAAGTCCGCCGAGATACCCCAAGACAAGAGAAACGATAGTATCGCTATTTGCGTCAGGGGGTTGAATAGTAACGAGGAATATATAAGCAAGAAACCCGACAAGGCTAAATAGTCCGAATACTCGTGGTGTCCAATCTCCCCTATGAGCTTTTCTAGCGTCCTGTACATCTGCAGTCTCCAAAGCAAATATGTCTACATCCATCTTCTTCATTTGAGCTTCAAAATCTAGTTCAGCTTTTTTTATTTCAGCTAACTGCTCTGGAGTAGCTTGTTGCATAGCTGTAGATATAGATTTCGGGTCTGCGCTGCATCCTAGCACAGCAGATATAGCTTGCGCCGCAGTGCCGCCTAGGGGGCCAGCTAAAGCTGTACCGAGCGTTGGTGCGACAGCCCCGATAATTCCTTTCAATGCGCCAAATTTCATAATATTATCCTAGTGGTGATGAAGCTGCATCAAGACCTTTCCATAAGTCGTCAACCTCTTTTTTAAAGTTTTGAACATCTTGCTCAAATTTTTTAATCATATCTGCCATAGCTTTGTATTCGTTTCTAACTTCAATCCAGTCTTTTTCCATGGTATTAACTTTAGCCGTAGAAGTAGAGGCATCTGTCAAAACTTCACTTTGACGTTCTTTTATACTAAGTAGTAGTGTGTCGAGTTCCGCCAGCTTGCCTTGCAGATGCCCCAGATCATTATCCTCTATTTTAGTGCGAATGGAAGCTAATTCTAGCTCCATAGGCTCTATGTCAGGTATAGACTCTATAGTATCGGTCAACGTTTGTTCAATATTATCTATACGAGACACAAACTCACTGGCTGCCCAAATGCCGCCACCTATAGTTGTTGCAAAACTAAACAAGATAGCTATATAGACACCTTTAAATTTAGTGCCGCCTACATCTAGTTCAATATCTTCGAGTGCCACTACTTACCTACCTTTTTCATAGCTTTTTTATGCGCCGCTGTAAATGTACTTCCGTTACCCATTTCTTTTTTCATAAATGCCATATGTTTTGCGGTGTGATGTTTTTTATGTTTTTTAAGTGTTTCTTCTTGCCTTTTAGTTAATTTATTCATTACAGACCGCCTAAGTTCCCGTTTTGGTTGTTGTAATTTGTAGTCGGATTTTCATTAGTTACATCGATTACATCTTGTACTAATTGTACAGGATCGTACAATTTTGCGTTAATATCATACCCAGACCCCATAGAAGCTACGGTTTCTCCCGATCCATAAGAGTATGCTGAGTACATCTGATTGATGCTAACGGGAGGAGTGTCGTTGTAAAAGCCGTCATAGACCTCTGCGGTGGCTTGTGTCCACCCTATATTGTCTGTGTTGTTAAAGAATACACCTTGTAGGACAGTATCAGTCGCATTGTCCCAAGTGATTGTCATTTGATCAGACCAAGCGTCATAGGCTACCGTAGAGTTAGTTATGTTGGATAATGTGGCTATCCCGTCATAATTTATCATTGCAAGAGTTGCTGAATCCTGACTTGCCCAAAGGCTCGCTGTAGCCGCCTGTGCTTTATCTTCAATAACATCAAGCGACTGGTTAAACGTCTGGACTGTTGATTGGTCAATTTGTACATCATTTGCACGAATATAATTCTGAAGCTGTATACGATCATCATCAGTCTGAGCATTAATAGCTTCAGTGTATATAGCTTCAGCCTTACTAATTTCTGTAGCAGCGTCGCTAAACATTTCGATCGCTGCATCCATTTGATCCATATTCTCTTCATAAGAGTCCACCAGTAAGTGTTCTGCTGAGTAGTAATTAGCGTTAGCTGTATCAAGTATAGATTGGTTGTAGTACGCAACTTCTATAAGGTCTATTTTATGTGAATCAGTGCGGCCTGCAACCGGCACAATAGTGCTTGCAACGCCTGTTGGGTCAGTCGGTACGCCTAGAGCCATCTCTACTACACTGGCTTGTGCGTCACTAACTTGGGTGTTAATGTAATTAGCAGTGTTAACCAGCTCTTGTATCTCTACAAAATCACCAATTGGCCGTAAAGGGTTAATATTAGGATCAATAAGACTACCGAAAGTAACAGCTTGAGGATAATAGACACCTGTATCACCACTCAGTTGTGCGGAAACGCTCAGAAATAGGCTTGTTGCTATCACTTTCTTTATGTTCACCGTTTGTACCTCCATTAATGCCTAGTGCAACATCAAAATATTCTTTGTTTGCCTTATAACCTCTGACAAAAAGCGCTGGTTTGCGTTTCATCAGTAAGTAAGCATTCTTACCTGCTACTACTTTACCGCCTACAATAAGGGGACATGGTGTCCCTGACTCAAACATCGACATCCAGTTATCGTCGTGCTGACACATTCTGGTTATTGCCGCTATCTTCATGTTTAACGTAAACAGCATTTGTGCATCTTTACGTCTATTACAATCTTCATCTTCTACATATTTACCAGAGCTTATGCCTATCTGCAGAGTAGATACGCCTCCGCTAGTAGACTTCAAGCAACTATCGTTGCCGCCTGACATCAGGCTTGGCGCTACTGCACTGGCTACAGGTATCTCACTAGCACTACCTGCGCCGTTGTACTGGTTAGTGTTAGTGGTTGTTTCATTGTTGCTGTCAACTGTAGCACCCTGCTGGTTAGTATTTAAGTCACCAGATTGAGTAGAGCTGTTACCGCTGTCTGTTTGGCTATGCGATAAACTGGGCCAAAGTAAAAGCAGCCCCAACAGTGATAGTAATAATAATCCCGTACAACCCCCAGATAGATTTTTGCAAGAAGTCGAATTTTTCTTTTCCATCATCTAAACGTTCCTTGATGTTATCGAGCCTAATAGAACACTCTGCCTCATGTTTTTCTAGCTTTGCTAGTAACTCTTTAATAGTCATAATAACCTCAATTTAACAGGGATACAGGTTTCTTGAACCTCCTCACTTTCATACTGAAATAAATCTGTTCTGTTACAACTAGCTTTAGTCCAGTTGTGCATTGGCGTACCATCGGTACACGCTACCTGTAAATGTGTAAACCCAAGCGATTTTAAAAGTGTTGCACTGTTAGTTACGGCTTCCACAAAAATACTATCGTTTTTAGTGACACTATTAAAAACACTTATGGTTGTACCATATCCAAACCCCTGCACATATCCACATGCTTCGTCATCCTTAGTAAATTTAAAAAGATAAAAATTATCTGCTTCATCGGTAAATGTTGTGCGCAAGTTTTCTTTATCATCATACCCAGTGTTTTCAATAATAGAGGCAGAGTTTGCATCATAAACTGTATCGAAAACATTGTTATCAATTTTTGATATACGCTCAACTAACATTATTACTCCGCTATTGTTAAGGTTCTTGTGGTGGTTGAAGAGCCTATTATGTCTGGTGGTACACTTGTACCGACTATTCTCCAAGCCCATTGAGTTACTTTAAAGTTTGGATTACCATAACCTGTGCTCAAAGAGTGACTTGTAGCATCAGCCGAATTCAAAGTACCTAAATCTGTGCTTATACTTGTAAATAAGTTTTGCGGTAATATCGTGCTACTTGTTTGGTCTGGCAATAAAATTGTTAATGTCTGTGAGGGGAAAGCGCTAACAAAATTTACAATTTGATAGTTGGTGCCACCTAAATTAACATTAACTGGATCAAGACCACCGAATTTATTAATATTTGCTGCACCCGAACCTTGTTGTTCAAAAGGAGGTGTGGAGTTAGCGTCTGCTAAAAAACCTCGTCTTGTGCCAAATTTATCTGAAAAAAGACCTACTATAAAGGCTGCGCTATATCCTGTAGATACTCCAGAGGCTGCTACAATACTAGAACTAAACATACAGCCTCCTTATATACCTGAACCAAAACACTGAACCTCAGTATTAGCTGAATAAACGAACTCTACTACGCCGCCTTTTTTAACAGTTAAATTACCAGAAGTTATAGAAGTAGGATCGCTCTCTGCTACAAGTTTCTTTATAGTAATACTGTTAGTAGTTCTGTCTACAAATAAATCTTTATTACTCGCATTTACTACTGTTAGCATTTGACCTGTGTTTGTGCCTGTAGGTAAAACAAAAGTATTACTGCTAACTGTGTATGTATTAACATACTTTCTATTTTTAACCATGACTAAAGAACTACTATTAGAAGGATTATGAGGAGTAGATATAACTTCAGTTCTAGGTGCTAACTCTACATCCCTTATAAAACTTTCATTAAGTCTCAAATTACCACTACCATCTCTTTCGCCAACTATTATTGTTCCAGCTCTATCTGGTAGGTTTACATTTCCAGCCTGTGTGCTAAAATTGCTTATAGTTAAAGACCCACCACTCTGTGCTGGGATAGTAAAGTAAACACCATCATTAGCACCTGAAAACTTTAGTCCTTCTTGTGTGTTTACAGATAAAGCAAGTGCGTCAAGTTCCATAAAAGTGTGGTCACCAGTGATATCACCAGTAATACTTGTCACAGGATTATCAGAGGCCGTAGAATCTATATAACCATCACCCCTAGGTAGATGAAAACTTAATTTAGCGCGTTCTTCAAAAGCTGAATTACCATCAGTAATACTGCCCGTATAATTACACTCTATACCGCCCATTAATTTTTTATTATTAGCACCTGTATTGTTACCAAAAAACCTAACAGCGCCTACAATATCATTTACTACTGGACTTGTACTGTCTTTATATAAAGCTAAAACAGGTATTGCAGTAGCTCCATTATCAGAGCTAGTTATTTCTACTGAGTTGCTTGCAATATTAAATGCTCCTGACCCAACATTAATACTAACATTACCGTTGCTAGTATTTATATCAACAGCGCCATCAATATCTAAACTATCACCTTTAACTTCGCCTGTTACCTCTATGCCAGCTTGAGTTGTTTCAAATCTTTTTCCAGCACTTGTGCCTCGCCAATATAAATCAACTGAGCCTTGATTGTTAAAATTTGCATAATCACCCCCAGCAGGAGTTTGAAAAAATATGTGTGCGCCTTGAATGTAAAGTTGTCCAGTGTTATGGGTTTCTTTAATTACAGATGAGCCGCCTGACTGATGCTCAATAGTAAACTCTCCACCAGTTCCGAATGTTGCTTTAGCCCCGTCTGCTAAATTTAATCCAGTAGCAGTTACAGTGCCAGAAGCCGTTAAATCAGTTACATCTGTTACGGCACCAGCTATTGAGGCATTACCATTTATGTCCAGAGAGCCGCCTTCTATTTCTCCAGAAGCAGTTATAGTACCCGTTGTACTTATAGACCCAGTTGTAGTAGTTCCAAGTGCAGTAGCCCCACTTACAGTAACATTACTACTAAAAGTATTATTGCCACTAAAAGTCTTAGAACCGGATATTGTCTGGTTACCTGCCTTAGTAACTGCGTCGCTTACATTTACCCCATCTACGGTGCCGGTAATAGTTATGTTGCCATTAACGGTGGCTGCGGCGGTAGTTATAGAATCAGTAGTTATGCCCGCTTGCAAAAGACTTGCGTCCTGTAGCCCTTCTGCAGTTACTCGAACTGCAAAAATATCATTAGCATCAAAAGCAGAGGGGCTTGCATTTCTTTCTATAGTAAAATCAGTACCAGAAGGATTAGCGGTTACCTTTACGACCTCAGTAGTAGTGGAATTAGAAACTTTTTGTATAGTGGCGTAAAAGAAATCAGCGCCGGCTACACTAGGAAACCCAGTTTTATCGGCTAAAGTAACGGTAGTTACTGAGTTATTAATCGCACCCGTTATAGTTGTTGAAGCATTATTAGTAAATTTGACGCCCATAGTTTATCCCAACAAATCAGTATTAAAATTAGATGCATTTAGAGTTTGCGTACCAAAAGTTACGTTTATAGTATCTACAAGCTCTGTTAATACCACCCTTGCAAATGTATAAGAATTAGATACTTGTGCGTTAGAAGTCTCAACTATACTTTCAGCATGTATAGTATCAACAACTATTTCTAAATCCTTCCCGGCCATTAGTTAAAATCATCCCTAACAGTAAACTTCATAAGATCGTATATTGTTTGTACATCATTACCAGTATTGTAAGTAAGTTCTATTTCGCCTTCATATGTACCCGCCGATGTAAAAGTAGTAGTTAAAGGTTCAAAAGTAGCTTGTCCATTTGTACCGCCCCCCACTTTATTTCCATTTAAAGTGCTAATCGTAGAACTACCCAATTTTCTTATGTGCATGCGAACAACGTCGGCTGTACTAATGTTAATAGCCGCCCAAGTGGTTGAATCTTGTTCATCAAGCGTTTTCCCTGCGGCTGCAACATTACTATCCTTAATAGTTATATTTATCAAGGGCATAGTATCGCCAACTACATATTTTATTGTGTCTGAATATGCCATTTTTTGTTTCCTTTACATTAAGGTTTAGTATAGCTAAATGCCGCTAATAGCACCAGAGAACTGGCGCTGTAGTACGTATATCTACGTGGACGAAAGTCTTAGCTACGCCCACCCCGTTAAAACCCATTTCTAGGGCTTTTTCAATTATTAACCGTCTTTGTGCCCCGCCTGACACTCTGATGTCTGCGGCTATACCTTGAGCATGAGTGCCGGGACTGCTTTTACGAGCCTCAATACTATGTTTAGGGCTTCTATAGCCAGAAGTTACGATAAACGGGAACCCACATGCTTCTCTAAGCTCGTCAAGCTTGTGTATAAATTCATCGGGTATTTCGTTTTCGCCTGTCTCCTGACAATCAAAATCCTCTTTTTTAAAATACTTAAAGGTCATTGTTTTTCCTTTTGCGCAGTTCAGCGTGTCGTTTGTCTAATTCCCTGTTTATATACCATCTAGCTTTTTCTAGGTCTTGTATACCGTCTTTTTTTAAATCACAACGCCATATGTATTTTAAAGCGTTACCTAAATTAAACCCCATATGCTCAGTAATTTGTATACATTCTATACCGCTAGGGTGGCGTATATAATGTTCTGGGTGGTTAACATCATCCGTCATAGTAATCCTGTGGGTAAAACCCTGTTACGTAATGTGCTATCCATACCATCTGTAAATATACGTTCTACTGTTTCAGCAGTTGGCCCTAAACCTACCGATACCGCGCCGGGGACTCCGCGTCCCCAGTCAGATGCTTGCATCATTTGATAACCAATCGATGCGGGACCTGCTGCAAAGCTGCGCTCCATGGCTGCTTTAATGTACGCTCCCCACGACATATCGTCGGTGCGGAAGTAGTTCTTTTCGTCAGGGTCAATTCCCGGCATAGCCCAAGCTAGTCCATATTTAGCATACTCGCGAGTCTCCATTCCAACCATTGCAAGTGGTAACGTGGCTATACCCAACAATGCGAAGATACTCGCAGCTGCACCTGCAGTAGCTAGTCCGCCAGCGCCGGCTGCGTTGGCATCGGCAGCTCTAGTCATACCTTCTCGTTTTACGCCAGCTAATATAACTTTTCCGTATGAATAGAAGAAACCTTTTAACTGCCACAATATTGCATAATGTGGATCTGATGCCCATACGGGTCTTTCTGCTGCGTTCGGGCGTAAAGTAGCCGTTTCTGTAAACTTACGTAACGCCAGCTCAACTCTTCTACCTTCAGGGGTAGTAAAATCTTGATCAGATTTTGTCCAGACGTTAAAATCTGCTGCGGAGACTCCTAGCTCTTGTAAATATCTAGGCGAGTTAGCGTTAGACTCGGCAGGGTTGGAATGCTTTTGTAAAAACTTAACGCCCATGTTTAACGCATACGCACGGGTGAATTTAGTGAAGTTGTCTAGTTGTATAAACCTAAAAAACGAATCTGTCATCCTACGAGTACCTTGTGTCATCCATTCTAGCTCTGCTTGAGACATAAGTACTTCGGCTGCTGTTTGACTAGTAATTAACCCTAAATCTCGTGCAAATTGTCTAGCTTCTTCTTTATTTTTAAATGTATTTATTATTTCTCGCATACCAAGAGCCATAGAATTAAACTCTTTAGATGCGACCATAGGGCCAGCTAATTCAGGTAATGAACCAATAACTGCTAGGGGTAGTATTGCAACCACTTGTACTAAAGTAAGAACGCTTTGTATATTGCGCCACACGGGGCCTATTGGTTTAATATTATAGCCAATATATTTTTGTACGATTAAATCGACTTCTTTTTGTTGTGCAGCAGTAAGTTTGTTGTATTCTTCTTCAAATACACTGTACCCTGCAGAGTCTTTTGTATGCCTGTTCCATTCTACTCGTTTAACTGTTTCTGCAATATACTTAATAGAAGATACGCGGGGGTCTTCTACAAAACCAGCATCTTTTAGTTTCTTAAGATCTACATTTCTAGTTAACTCGAGTGCTTTTTCGGCTGATTTAGCGGGATCAAGTTTACCTATTACTACAGACTCTCCGTCAATAAGTGATTGGTGGTAAGAAACTAAAGTATTTACTGCCGATCGAACTTTAGCCCTGTCAGCATCCGGCTCACTTTCTAATATTAAATCTATAAACGCTTCTGCCCTTTCATGTATTTCATCTAACTTTAATACACGAGGTACGTAGTTTTCTCGTTTTGCAATATTACTATTTGATGGGCCTATATACTGGTCGTGGAACTCTGCAAAGTATTCTCTAATAATTTTAGCCTGTGGATTAGTAAGGTCAGCAGTATCAACACTATCATCAAACGCTTCATCAAACGCTCTATCAAGATTAGGGTCATCTAACTTGCCACCTAATCTATCTTCTAGGCCATTTATCCACTTGTTATTTTCTGTAGTGGCCGCTTTCAACATACCTAACGGATTAGGCATCTTACGGTTAGAATCTTGTGCTCTTATGTAGAACATATCCGCCATTTTGTCTCCAGCTACTTTTCGTAGCCTAGAGTCAGCAGTAACAATCAAATTGTATACGCCTTCAAATGTTTTACTTTCAATAACCTTTTTAGCCATCATAGGGAAGAAAGTAGCAATGTTTACATTTTGGTCTTTTTGTGTGGCTTCGGCAATGGCATCAGCTAACACTTTATCTTTGTACCTAGGTATCTCTCTAACAACGGCAGCTTGTCCGGCTGGTTTAGCTGGGACTGCATTTTGTTCTTTGTTTTGTTTAAGTACGTTGTCCATGTACTCAGCAAATGTTTCTGAGTACGCCTCTGGACCAAAACGTTGTTTTAATGCGGCAGATAAATTGTTGTAATGTTGTCTTAGTTTTTTAGCTATTCCTCTAAAATGCGAGGACACTACGCCTTTTGTAGCTACAACTTTTCCGTCCTTGGTTAGTTCTCTACCTGTCCGACTGCGTTCACTCTTTATATCTTCAGTTAAAGCTTTACGATAAAGTTTATTAACCGAAATAGCTACTTGGTCTGCATAAAACTCTTCAAACCCGTTTTCTTTTTTATAAGATTTAGGCGCACCTTCTTTATTTCGTGCTTCTAAGAAAGCATTATATAAACGTTTTTTTAGAACTGGGTTACTTAGAGAGTTATCCATTTGTTCCCTAAATAATGCGTGTCCTAATTCATGCCCTATAGACAATGCAACTTGTAGTTCATTTTCGACATTTGTATCTACAATGACAAAATGTGCATTTTCAAACCCTAAATATCTCGCCGCCTTTTTCTTTTTCTTCATATCTTTAGCTTGTTGCACCACTGCTTTTGCTACAGCTGGGTCGCTAAAGTATTTTGCTAAAGTTTCGGGAGTGGCTTCTAATATAGAATCAACTGATAAAGTACCTACTGCATACTTTAAATTAAGTGCTTTTATTGCTACTTTGGCTACGGTTTGGGCTATCGTACCTTTTAAAGTTGCAAAGTCAGAAAGTATCTTAGGGCCGGTATAAGTAGTAGTATTAAGTGCAGGGTTTGCACCTTCAGATGGCCCAAGTGTTTCAACTTTTTCTGGCGAATCTTCTGCCATTTGCTCAACTTCAGCTTTATCTAAAGCCTGACCATCAAGTCTAGATGTTCGTTCATCAAGACCTACATCTGCTTCATCATATATAAAAGGGTTATCTTTATTTTCTCTGTCAACTACATTAACAGCAGGTTCTCCTGCTATTATTGCACCTTGTCTATCTGAAACGGTATAAAGAGTAGGTTGTAGGTCATTAGACACATCATCTAAGATTTCCATGATGTCTTGTTTATTACCTTCATATTCTATTGTAGAAGGTAAATCTTTGCCTGAGTTTATAATAGCCCTTCTTAAGTCAGTTTTACTATATAAAACACCTTGGTCATTTCTAGGTGAAATCCCTAACTGTAAAGATAGCAGTACTAAAGAACTTTGATTAAGATTACCCTTAAGTTGCCCTTTTTTAGTTAGAGGATTAAATTTAGAACCTTTCTTTTCTCCATCTATAGATAATGTATATGTTTTATTGCCATATGTAATATTTGCAGGAGATACCCCTAGCAACTTACCTAATTTAATTGGTTTACCGGCGTCGCTAAAACCAGCTATAACATCCATGTTTTTTAGGTAATCTCTAAGTTCTTTTTTTAATTCTGGTGCTGGCTTACCTTCTGCCTTTGCTTTAGCAAACTTTTTAGCCCAAGCTGCGTACTCTTTGCGGAATTCAGTTAGCCTATCTAAGTTAGTAAGTGCCATAGCATCACGCTGACTTAATGGCTGGCCACCAATGTTTATTTTGTAGCCTCTAGCAATCAACTCCGACATTATTCTAAAAAAACCATCGCGTTGAGATGTAGTTACTCCACCTTCTGTAAACTTTTGTCTTTGTTCGGCTTGGTTTAATCTACGACCTACATTAACTAAGTCTGTTAAATTTACTGCAAACCCTTTTCCCTTAGGGTCATTAGGGGCAAGTAAATATACTTTTTGATCTTTTGATTTAGCCTTTTCTTTTTTTGCGTCAAAGAAATTAGCAAACACGCTATCTCTTGCTTTTTTAATGCCATCAAGAATTGCTTTAGTTATAGTATTCGCAAGGCCTTGATCAGATATATTACTGTCAGCGCCGGGGACAAGTGGTGTTCCAGTTATTTGATCAGGTAAAGTAGTTTGTTGTATAACAAAGTTACCATCTTCATTTTTAATAATAGATACAATTGTTTCTGGAGCGTTTTCTTGTATTTCAGCAGCTCTATTTAAAAGAGCGTCACTATAAGTAGCTGGATCGCCTTGTGATTCTGTTTTTCCAGAAAAAAAGTCTATTAAGTCTTGTGAAATACCTGCATTTTTAACATATTCTATAGTTTGTTTTGTAGCTGCTTGCCATCTATCTCTTGCGGCTTGTGTAGTATCAAATACTTGATCATCTGTTCTAGGTGCGTAACCTTTGCCGTTGTTATCAGCAACAACCCTAGTATTAACATCAGAGTCTTCGGTTAAAGTAGTGCCTTGCTCAAGTTCCTGTTCAGAGGTTACATCTGTTCGATCAAAGTCAAGGCTATTACGTAAATCTATTAGTTCTTTTCTATCTTTAAGTAGTAATTGAGCTTGCCTTATTATGTTTTGTTTTTGTTCTGTAGTTTTTGCGCCTTTAACGCGGCTATCTAAATCATTAAGTTTTTCATTAATTGATTCTAACGCCTCATCTATCTCCTCCCTAGTAGCAGGATCTGTATTAACTTCTTCTTTATTTTTTTGATTTATTTGAGACAGCATATCTTCTAAAATACCGTCTTGATCTATATTACGAACTGTGGGGCCTGTTTCGCGATCTACCTGTGCGGCTCTATCTTCTAACGCCTGTTCTATAGTAGTTCTTGTTACTGAATACCCTTCACCTTTACCAGCTATTCTATTTGCTGCTGCACGGGCTTCTTCTACTGTGTTTTCATTTGTAGCCTGCTCCCAAACTACTTTTCCATCTGCGTCTTTAACTTGTATGACTACATTATCATTAGGGCCTTTAGTGTCGCTATATCCCAATGCAAAAGCAAGTGATTGGTCTGAAGCTTTTGATAAACCTACTTCGCTAACAATTCTTTCATTTGTTGAGAGAATTGTCCCTCTTCCTTCAACATATTGAGCAAATACTTCTTTACCATCTATTTCTAGTTTTTGAGTAACACCTTGCTCAACATTTTTCATTGATTCTATAGGGTTACCTGCTATCCAAACAGACTCTTTGTTAGTGTCAGGGTCAAGCATTGCTCGTAATTGTGCAGCAATAGTTTGGGGGGATTCAGGTGTGGTTACATAGCCATCTTGTGCGCCATAAAGTTTTTGATCGGCGTCTCTATTAAACTTAGCTTCTCGTACTTGAGCAATGTAGTTATCTGCGATGGCAAAAGTATCTTTTACTGCCCTAAGTGAGCCAATAGAGCCTCCTCCTCCTGCGCCCATACCCGCGCCAGCAATAAAGCCTGCTGCAGCAGACTCACCTAACCGCATCTTCGCTTGTTCTTCGGTATAAGTTGGATCAGTTTGTAACCGACTAGCAACTTGTAGTGAGTCTTGTAAAAATTCAGTGGTCATCTCAATAGGTGCAGACCTAGCTGCCCCCTTAGCTATGTCTTTAGCTAAGTTACCAAAGATTTCTTTACCACTTTTACCAGCTGCTCTTTCAGCTGCAACTTTACCTAGTTTGTCTCTAAACATGCCTAAAACAAACCGCTCGCCTGTCACACCAATTAATGCTTGTGGTATAGCTATACCAGCAGCCCTCATTCGAGCTTCGCTGTCTTCTAGATCTTGTATTCTTAAGTTTTCTCCGTAGTTAGCACCCGCCATTGTTTTATATTCTTCGGCAAGCATACCTAACGTAGCACCTCCTTTTAGGCGCTGCGCTGTTTGGTTCATCCATGTACGGCGGCCATATCTATAAGCTAACTCAGCTAAATGTTTTTCGTCAGGAGTAGCTGTACCCGCGGCGGCTCGTTTGACTGAGTCTTGTACAGCTCTTTTTCCAGCCATTCGCGCACTTGTACCAAGCCCCATTTTAGCGACGGTTTGTGCTGTAGCACCGCCTATACCACCAGCTATTGTGGTAGCTAAGAAAGGAGTAACTTGGCCGGTGATTCGTGCAGAATAATCTAAAAGACCGCTAAAAGTAGGGTTTTCAACAAACCCTTCAAACGTAGCCATGCCGTCAAGTGCAGTAGATGCGCTTTCTTCGGTTAATCTAGCTTTGCGTATGTTGTCTGCGGCGGCTTCTTCAAACCCAAATGATCGTTGTACTAACGCTTGAAAATAATCAGTATCAGAATCTAATTGTGATAAACCTGATTGAAATCCACGGGCATATTTACCAGTAAGAGTAGAAGGTGCTACTGAGGGTATATCAACGTCTTCTTGGAAAAGAGACTCAAAACCCTCTGTTCTTTTTTCAATAGGTGTGGAATCATCTAAACTTTCATCTATTAAACCTGCATACCTGTCGAAAAAACCTTGTGGTTCAGCCATTTACTCACCTTTTTCGCGACGGTTTAATTCAGCAATAAAATATTTGTATGTAGCTGTGTTTGAGCCGCCCATATAAGTAGCTAAATCGGCTAATGAAATTTTACCAGCAGACAATTCTGAATCACCTTGTGTTATAGAAATTTCGTTAGGTTGACCCTTACCATCTCTGCCTGATATTTTAATCCTACTAAGATCAAAATCTCCACCGCCTACAAAATCTGCATCATTAAACCATTTTTCATCTTTTGCATATGCCTGAATAACTCCACTTAAACTTGCGTTTAGTTGATCTCGCAGTATATTAGCTTTACCGATCGCGGTGTTTCTAACGTCTTGGTCTTTTGCATTTCTTGCTGCAGCTATTTGAGCTCTAGTTCTTGAGGCTAATGAGTGTATATTATTTGGGCCGGCACCAAAAGCTAGTCGCTGTATATCATCTTTGCCTCTTAATTCAGCTGTTTGATCATCATCATTTATATCATAAATAGCTGATTGTATATTTTTTAATATAGGATCTATTTTACCAAATAAGTCGCCATACTCTCCAGCTCTCTTGGTTTCCATATCAAAATTTAGTTGTTTCCATTGTCGTTGCGAATTACTAACTGCAGTTGCTGCGTTTCGTGCATCTATTCCCGCAGCAGCCGCTTCTTTAGCACTAAAGCCCGTATCGCCAGTCTGCATATAATTTGAAAATTCTTTATATATAGCATTTTTTTGAGCATCAGTTGTGGCATAAGATGCGAGTAACGCGCGTAACCCCTGCGCTTTTTCGTCACTTAACTTATCTACTGCATCTTTTATAGTTTGTATATTTTGCGATTTTAAGTAATCTTCTATTTGTTGCCTTTCTTGTTGTGTAACTATAGGTGCTTTTTTGGGGTCTTTTTTTACTTCATCTGATACTCTATCTAATACTCCAACTGTAGATCCGGCTTCCGCGGCCCGGTTTGCATCAGTAGGGCCTTTATAAGCTGGGTTAGGTACAATATTCCCTGCATCATTAACTATACTAGGTGTATTACCATCCGCATCTCTAATAGCTGCACTATCAGCTTGTCTTTCAGGATTAGGTGCGCGACCTGCTGGAGTTAAAGAGAAATCGTCAGGATTCTTAAAATCTTTTCTATCCATACTATTATTACGGACAAAATCAATTTGGGCTTTACCACCTTCTATATTTTTACTCTCAGCATACTTTTCTATTTCTGCTTCTATTTCTGCTTTTCTAGCAGAAGAGTTACTTGAATCTGCAAGATCTTTATATAAATTTTTAATTGTTGGGCTATTATAAGTACCAAGAAATGGTATAGAAGTAAACTGTCGGTCTCTATCTCTTTGTTCCCCTCGTTCTGCTCGGCCAATTTGGTCAGCAATAAGCTGCTTATTTGAATTTACGAGTTTTTCTATTTGATTAAAAGCCTGAGATTCTCCATATAACTTACCATCTTGTTTGGCCGCATCAAGTTCTTTACGTAGGGCAGTTATTCGTCGGGCTTGCGCTTTATACTTCTTTCGCATTTTGCGTTGTATACCATCGGCTAGGGGTGTTCCTAGGAATTGATCAAATTCTGCATCAGAATAAACTGTGCCATAGTCAATGTTGTCAAGAGTAAGAGCCTTGCTGGTATCTAAAGGTTTTTCTGTAGCTATATCACCTTCGTTTGGTAGGGTAGTAGGGTCGTCTTTAGATATAGAAGTTTGATTATTTTTTGCAGCATCACCTATGCTAATTGCCTGTGTTGCAGTTTGAGGGTCAATAATCGCTTGTTCGTCATCTGATTCTACAGTGCTAAGTTCTTTAACAGCTTTTTGAAGAATTTCAATTTGTTTAAAAGGGTCAGATTCTCCTGCTAATAAAGAAGTAATAGCATCTACTCCTTTTTCATTGCCTATCATGTCATAAGCAGTAGTTATAACACTGAGCATTTGCTCTTTTGCGTCATCTATTTTGATGTTAGTGTTATTTATATCTATATTAGCACCAACAGCTAGTTGTTTTGCTGCTACGCCGGGTTTGTAACTTAATTGATTATGAAAAAGAGCTATTTTTTCACCTATTTGGCCTGCGGTTCCAAACTCTACAGGTTCGTTTTCATCTGTAGTTCTATCTCTAGTGATAAAACGTACTATTCTTCCTAGCGCGCCTTCTTTTTCATACTCACCGGCTAACGCATAAGTTTGTTCTCCGTCACTTATCGGCCCTTTTGTTAAACCTAATGCACTAAAACCTTCGTTTTCTTTTATAAACGGATCATTTTGATTTGCTTGGTTGACAGCAAAACCTATAATACCTTGGTCATTATTTCTAATTCCATTACCAATTTTTACAGGGTCTATTCTCGTAGGATCATCATCCATAGCTATATCTAAATCCCGCATTTGTACTAAATTAGCATTATACGTAGCGTTATTATTATCAGATATATTCTGAAAATTTATAGCAGATGTAGCCGCCCTACGCTGCTCATTCACTAAGCGATTTGAGTAGTTCGTTGATGCAGTATTTAAACCTGCTAAAATTGGATTAATAGCCATATATCTTACCTATAATTTCGAAAGAATAGCGACGCCGATTTGATTATACATTTGTGCTTTATATTGCTCTTCCGCGTTCTGTCTAGCAATTTGACCTTGCGCCGCTGTTTGCATTTGTTGTAAAGAAGATCTGTTTACACCCTGCCCTATATTAATTAAATCAGCTAATAAAGCACGATTAGCATCTGATTGAGCCAACCTAGCATCCGCAACAGTTTGTATGCCTGTTGTAGTACCAGCTAATTGTGATGTCCTGTCTCGCTGCTGACGTTGCGCTGCTGTTATACTGCCTCCATATCTATTTTGCGTCCTATCTACCATTGCTTGCGCACGAGCTGGCCCTTGATTAGCTCTATTAATAGCATCATCTATTAAAGTAGTATCTGTCTTAGCTTTTTGTATTAAAGCTAACTCTCTAGGTCTATAGTCTTTTAAATACTTTTCATAGTCCATTTGAGATACTTTAGCTAAAAGCTCATCTGCTTTATCATCATCGCTATCACCATAATCTGGTACGTAATATTCAGCCATTTTAAGCCCCTAACTTTAAAAAATCTGACATTCGAGTTGCCCAGTTTTGGTCGCCATCTTGATAATTAGGGCCACTCCTAAAGGCATCGGCCTGATTTGTAATTACATTACCAGTAAATGCTGCTCCACCTTGCATAAGTCCCGATGCTATCATTTGATCTGATTTAGCTCCACTTATGGCTTCAGATGCACCTAACCTTGCTAGTAGTGCCATTGACTTGCTATTATCTGCTGCTTGTCCCACACCTACACCTAATGCTGCAGCCTGTCGTTTGTTTTGGAACTGTTTGGCTTGGCTTTGTGCGGCATTTACATTTTTTTGATAAAATTCATTTATTACGTTCGCTGCAGCGGCTGGGTCACCTTGTTGTTGAGGCAATCGTGAGGTATCGGCAAGCTGTTTGGCCATTTGCTGCATACTATCTGCTGCAGCTCTACCTGTCATAGCCTTTTCTATTCTGGCAGAAGAAGCATCATCAAGTTCCATAACATTTAATGGGTCATAATTCTGAGCAAAAAACTTTTTCTTCTGAAAGCCGATATCAGCATTAATTTTTTCTGCTCTAGATTGCTTTATATCTGGTTCACTCATTTTACTTTCTTCCTATAAATTACCGTGTCTAATTCCCATTCGTCTTTTACTAGATGTTCTCCAAACTTATGTATCGGAGTTTTTGCTATTAAATTCTTGTACCCTGCATTTTTAGCGACTTCATTAAAAAAAGGTGTATACCTATTAATAACATTAGTACCTTTTTTGTTTGTCCAACCTAACCAAAAAATAAGTGATTTTTGGTTGTTAAATGGGTTGGTACTACTCTGAGTTACAAAAAAACTACCCTCTGTAACCCACAACACTGCTTCCCCATGTAAACACTCTGCGTATACATCTTCTGCTCTAAATGTAAGTTGGGGTTGATCTGCTAATATTTCTTCAACGCCCTTCCTAACCCAGTCCCACTCTAAACGTATATCACCAATTTCTAGTTTTGTAGGTTCCATAGTTTCTTCTCCTAAGACGCTTACTCTGATGCAATCCTCCATACCTAACTTGTCTTGCTATTCCAGTATCTGCGGATCTAGCCCTTTTATCTGCTTCTGCTACGCCTTCTTGGAATAAAGAGCCATACACACTTGCTGCTGAATAATCAGTCCAGTCTTTATTAGGTAATCTTAACAACCTAAATATAGCACCGTTTATAATGGTATCTCGATAATCATTAATAACTTCGTTATCACAACTTCTACTAGTATGTGTAGGTTTTAGCACTACTCGTACCCGTACTGCGTCAGCTTCACCTGTTGAAGGTTTAGGGACTAACCACATCGTGCTAGATGACTGTTTTACATAAAACTGTGGTGTATCTGTAGCTGTTGTACGCCATTTTGGTATGCGTTGTTCTAGTAATTGTGGGCTTATAGGTTCTAAATCTAGCCCTTTTAAAGTAACCCAGACAATTTTATGTACTGTTGTATTGCTAGGCGCATCTAAATCATATTCAAAAATGTCAGCGGATGTACTAATTGGATCTAAGTCTTGTTGATATACTTCAGACTTTTCACAAAGTTCAATAATTGCGGATCTAATAGCATTTTCTATTAAAGTATCGGAGCATCCGGGCACCATAGGTATAATATCAGGAAGTAATGTTTCATAATTTATAGCCATTTATACGGCTCCCTGTTGTACGCTACTTACTGTGGACGGTGGTATGGGATGTGTTGCTTGATCTACCGCAGCTTTTCCAAGTAATGCATTAGTAAATAACCCATAATGTGTAGATGCACGTTGTGCGTTAGCTGCAAACTCTGATTCTTTAGTGTAAGCCATATATAAAACATAATTCATAATTGCGTTAGCAAAAATATCTGGCACAGCTAAGTTTGTTATAGCAACTTTAAGCCAATGTGAATTATCAGTATCAGTCGCTGGGTCAACACCACTATTAGATCCTTGCTGTGATTGATACTTCACACTATCTTTTACTACAAAAACATCTGCACCAAATGAAACGCCACTAGTCCACACGGTTACCCCCGAGCTTGTTGCTACAGCTTCAGGGTTAGCAGAGTAAACAATTTCAATAAAAGCACTAGGCTTTACGCCGGGGTATACATAAAAATTACGTGGGTTACTATCATCATACATAAAATGCTTGACTACACCTGTATGGGCAGCATATCCAGTAACACTTGGGTTGTGCCAGTCAGGAGTCTGTGAATCTAGGGTTTCTCTATCAACTGCTCTAATTGCTCTAGCGCCAGTAGCATCTGTGGCAGCAGAAGACATATTTCTAATCACATTTAGGAGTCGATTTCCGCTTGTGGGGATAGTTTGCTTTGTGCCTACAACAAGAGCAATGGATTCATTTTTTGCTGTGGCATCTGGTTTTATTAAAGAGACTTCACGCTGTGCATCATTTATCCAAAGTTCTAATTCAGAGACAACTGGCCAACGTAAACCTGTTGTATCTTGAAGTGTAGCTTGAACTCTTTCAATTATACTTTGTACTGAGATGGTCATTTATTACCTCTAAGAATTTAGTATAGAGTCCCAAGCCGCTTCTCTCTCCTCACTTGGCACATTTCTGCCAACAGCAGCATTAACCGCTGCAGCTTTTGGGTAACCATCAGCTTTAAAATTTTTAGGATCACCTTCATCCATCATTTTTTCAAGCACAGTAACAAGAGCTGTTGTTTCATCTTGTGCCGGTTCTTCTATCTTTGCTGGAGTTACTGAATCAATAACTAGTTTAGCTCCTTTAGCAAGAGCCACCTCTGCCACTTCATCCCTTAACTCTTGTGGTTCATTTGCCTTTAAAATAGCTGTGTGCCCTGAATTAGCGGCAACATGCATACCAAGCTCACTTACTACTATTACCATTTTTATTCCTTAAAAAAATGCCCCCCCTAGAAGAGGGGGCTAGTATTGGAGTTTTATCCTATGAATGCAATTACTGTATAAGTACTTTGTGCAGTACCGGCATTACCAGTAGTCGGGCCAGTCTTGACATGGATGTCAATCGTAGTGTCCGTAGCAACTGAGAATGGGCCGGGTGCAAACAATGTGTCATCTGCAGCATTATCAAAAGTACTTTTCTTGTTAATGGTTGACTTGGCGGCATCATCAACAATGTCGTCAGATGTAGAGACAACAGTTAAATCAGTGTTGCCATATCCAACGTCATATCTGATGGCAGAACCATCGTCACCAGCTGGTAATGTAACTTCTACACCGTACAGCTTTTCACCTTTTTTCAAGGGTACCATTTGAATTACGTCATTTATCACGACCGCTGCTGGTACTACAAAAGTACATTCACGAACGTGCAAATAACCATTAGGGGCTGTAAAAGCTGCATTGCTTTCAACTAACCCAGATTTATATAAAGTAGCCATATCAGATCACCTCTCGATTATTGGGCTGTGTCTAAGCAAATAACACCAAAGTCTTGAACGGCGGCACCAGTGCCAGCGTAGTCAGTAGTGTATTTTGGTTTACGTAAGCCAAAGATCTTGCCGATGCTGATACCATGTTGGTTACCATAATCGAAAGTTTCTTCAACAACCTCGGGAGCACCGATGTCGGCCATTGCAAGTGCTTGAGCGCCACAAAACAATGCTCGCGCACCGTCAATAGTACCGCCTGAACCCCATTTATTACCGGCTCCAGCGCCACTTGTGTTATACACATGACGGAACTCGTGGATCATGATGCCATCAACCATTAAGCTTGAGTTACCTGCAAACAAGCTGTTGTTAGGTCCACGAACACCTGCGTTACGGACATTAGCTAAGAAATCACTATCTAATTTCAAGTCAGCCATTTGTCTTGGAGTAACAAACATGTGATACATTTCACCGTTAGCGCCACCTCTAATGCCTCTGATGTAGTTATCTTTAGCATGTGCTTTAAGATCTACAATTGCATTGTAAGACAACTTATCAGTAACAGCTACACTACCAGTAGCCCCAGCTTTTAACTCAACATAAGCACCGCCAGTGCCTGAAGAGTCAATGCGTAAGTGACGCTGGTTAGTAGGAGTAGCGGCTGCAGCTTCAGCAGCAAACTCAAGTTCACTTAAGTTTTGACCAGTACCAAGAACAGACCTTAGCGCGCCATTGTTTTTGTAAGCGTAAGAAACGCCAGACAAAGTTAAAAACGCAAGTTGGTCAATACGATCAGCCATTGCATAAGCAAGTGCATCACGAGATTGCTCACGGAAATTTACAACAGTTTTTTGGTCGGTTAATCGGCCAGCTAAACGATTTGCAAAGCGCAATTGATCCAGCTCGATGCTGATATCATAAGCGCGTAATGCTTCTTCGTTGCCTTCGAGATCGTGATCACCAACAACACCGTCGGTATTCATATCAGCAAGCAAAGTAATGTTAGCTTTTGTGCCTTTTTGAGATTTAGTAAGTTCAGTAACGCGCTGAACCATAGCGTTTGAGCCAGTTCCAGCAAATTGGTTAATAAACGACTGATTTCTTGCCACACGCCAGAAGTCGCGTGACCACATTTGTAGCTGTTCACCTGACAGCGTACCAAAGTTAGTCTTCATGGTTTTTCTCCAAAAAATTAACGAATAAAATTAGTGGCACACGCCACTGCTATTAGCCGACTTAATGGAGCGGCTAATCCGTTTCCCCGTATCGTGGAGCGACGAACTAGCGCTGATTAGCGAGGCGCGACCTCGGCCTTTTTTACGTCTTGGGTAGACGAGAGCGTTTTTTACGTGATCGACACGACCATATATCGTAATGGTATACGAATGTTCATCTAATAGTAGTATAGGTAATAAGAAGATGCAACTTTTTATTACCTATACTTTGCCGTTTTCTTAGCAATTCGTTTTGGTTGCTTACTAAACTGCTTTCCTGCTTTCGTGTCTTTGGCTTTTTTACGATTGGTGGCTCGTTTCTCAGCGGGTGTTAAAGCCTCACGAGCTTTTTTAGGTAAATAGCGAGATTTTTTCTTCTTGCCCGCATACCCCCAATCTTCTTTAGACCATTTAGACAACTTATTAGAAGACTTTTTCTTACCTGAGTAAGTGCCCCCTGAGTCTTTGTAGTATTTAACGGCTAGCTGCATAGCTCGCGCTGAGTGTTTGCCACCCATTTTTGCTTTTGCGCGAGCTTTTGCTCTAGCCCATTTAGCAGGATCGCGTTTAGTCGCCGTGCTCATGGTTTAATAACCACGCATCATAGGCTTTTTCATTTTTTTCATTTTTGGTTTTTTCTTTTTCGCTTTAGTTGTCGGTGGTCGACCGCGTTTTGCTCCGTAAGTACCTTTTCCACTTGGCATAATATTTACCTCTAAGTTATTGATTTTACTACCATTTTACGCGATTAGCCCAGTAAGCTGCTGACATTTTTCCCTTCGCTATGTTCCGTCCATGACGGGCCTTAAACGAGGCCCGCTTTTTCTTCATGCGATCCGACTCACCCTTCTTGGGTTTACCTGCAGTTTTAGCCCCTTGCTCCCCAAACCGTATAGTTTTTACCCGATCACCTTCTTTAGCTACCACAACATGTGACTTTTTGGGGTGGCTAGGTGTTCGTTTTGGTTTGTTAAACCCGCTAACGCCCGCTCTTGCTAGGCGTGGATCTTTTTTTGCTGGCATTAGACAATGTCTCCTCTTAGCCTAGCTAAAGTTGCTGCTGGAAGTGCCTCAAACTCATCTTCTGTCATATTATCTATGTTAATAGCCGAGTCACCATGTTCAGAAGTAGACTCACCGGGTAGTTCTGGGGGTTGAGATGATGCAGCTTTTAATTTTTTGTTAACTTGAGCTCGTTTTTTAGCTACTTCGTCAACTGTTGTTGGCGCTGTACCTAAAGAAGTAGTCTCTGCATCTAACCCTTTATCTGCTACTACATATCTTACCGCTTTTCCTAATGCATCTACAACATTTGCGCCGCTTGCAATGAAAGCATTTCGTAATTCAACTACTTCATTGGTTAATTCTTCGTCAAACTGCTCAGATTCTTTACTAAACATCGGATACGCCTCTTCCATTGCAGCTGCTGCCTGTTGCAATGCATTGAACTCTCTGTCTTGTTGCACTGTTTGAGTCATTTCTTCTTTTAACTCATATGCAACTTGTGCTCTTTCGGCAGATCGCATCTCTCTTCGTAAAGCTGCAGCCTTTTCGGCTTCACCATCGAGTACAAATTCTTGATATTCGAGTTCTTTTTTATCAAAATCGTATTCTTCAGGTGCTTTTTGTTTTTCTTTAACTGCGGCGTTTGCTGCGCGCGCTTCGTCGAGCTGTTTTTGTAAAGCTTTTTGTTTACTTAGTACTTCATCTAGCCTAGATTTAGGTACCATTGGCTTAGAAGCTTTTTCTTGTTTGGGAGACTCTTCTGTTTCCGGTACATCTTCAGCTAAAGCCGATTTTTCTTCTTGCAGCTCTTCTTCCGCAGCCTCTTCGAGCGTTTCTTCTTCGGTTGCTTCAACTTCAGCGGTAACTTCTTCTTGTTCAGACTCAGCCACCTCTTTTTCTGAGGCTTCTTCTAACTCTGATATAGGTACATCGGCGAAAGACATGTCTAATGACGGTAAATCAGCATCTTCCATCTTCTCGGCACCGGGCATAACATCCATTTCGATGACATCCGCGTCTAATTCTTTCTTATCTTCACTCATAGATTACTCCTGTTCTGGTTGTGGTGGTGGGGGGGCCCCTTTATCCGAATATTGCATGGCAGCAGTAGCAATTTTAGCTGCTTGTGACTGTTGTGCCTGCAATTGACGAATTTTATTAGTAGCTGCAGACAATTCTCTTCGTAAATCAAGCTGATCTTGATTCATTTTAGCTTTATTCTGCATATCTACTACTTTAAGTTGTGGTTCCATATTTTGTTGCTCTGCTTTAGCAGCATTTAATTGCGCTTCGGACTGCAGTTTCATAACTTCGGCCTGCATTTTTTGCAATTCTAGCTGTATCTGCTGCATTTGTATTTGCTGTTGTGCTTGTAATACTTCTGCTTGCTCTTCTGAAGGAGGTTCTTGGCCAGTCATAGTACGTATACGTTTAGCTAACTCTCCTTTTTTGGCTAAATGACTGTATTCAACAACCGCATCGTCAGGAATCGCAACGCCTGCAGAGCGTAAACTAATCGCTTCCGCAAACTGTACCTCATCAAACGAGTCTCTGGCGGGTGCAGAGCCTATAATTACATCATATTCACCCACAGTTAAATCATTAACTAAGTCACCTTGTGGTGTTACATCATTAATTACAATAGTTTCTCTAAGTTCGAGAGGGTCTGCATCGTTTGTAATTTGTATTACACGTCTTTCTGAGTAAAAAACTTGTACCACTTCTAATATTTTTTCAGCTAGATACTGTCGTGTTTTACGTAAATTATCTAAAGGCACTTGTATCATGACAGCGCCGCGGTTTTGTTTAGCCTGTATAGCCACGCCAGATACTTCTGCACTATCAGAGCCTAACATACTGTCATTAACACCCGATATATTTTTAATATTTTGGGCAGCTTTTTGACTTATCCTATCTAACCCACTAGGTATTTGATTTGCCCCTATTTTAACTGGGGGTGTTGTACCACGCGCATACTCAAGTACTAAACCTGTTTCCGCGCCGTGCTCTTCTAAATCGTCGGCTGTCATACCAACAAGTGAGCCTGACTCTACCATCCAACCGCTGTTAGCTGTGGTGTTAACAATATGCAACTCTTGTGAAGCAATCTTGTTAAGCTGCTCTTGTGGTGATAATAAGTTACGCACTACGCCGAAAGGACGCCCGCGTCGGAAGTAACAGAAGAATGGAACAATAGTAAACTCTTTGTAAGGTGACCACTCGTCATGCAACACTACCTTGTCGCATGTTACTGTCCATCTTACTTTCTTAACCATTTTTTCCATCAAAGTTAAGCCATACTCTTTAGCAAACTTTTTACATTTTGCTTCGGTCCAAGCTTCGGGGGCGTTTCGTTTATCACCTGTTTCAGGATCAATAAAGCATTTTACTCGACCTATCTTTTTGTACTGACGCTCTATAACACGTAGGGCTTTTACATTTCTATACCCTTCATCATCAGGATGCCCTGCACCAAAAAAGTCATCATGTTCGTTAGTATCTCCGAATCGTGTTTCGTGATACTCAATAGAATCTGATCCATAGCTATTACCATTTTCAGCTATAAAGCTCAGTTTTTCTGCCTGCTTCTTACCATACATCTCTTCTATTTCATCTAGTGTCATCCATTTTGTTTCAAACACTTCATTCCATGTTTTTGGATCTGCATTTTTTGCATCAGGATCTATAAGAATATCTAGCGGGTCTTTTGCAGTAATTCTAACTTCACCCTCGATGTGATCACTAAAATCAACACGTACGTCGAAATACCCACGGCCATCCATAATTAAGCCATCTGCAAATACTTGTTGCTCTAGCCAGTCCAACTTATTATTGTCGGCTATTTGCATATACAGTTTTGTTAGAACTTCGGCAGTTTCATTGTTGGTGTTGCGGCGTGGTTTAAATTTAACATCTGCGCGGCGGTTAGATTGCTCACCTAGTATAGTATTTACGGTTGGTAAAATTGTATTGATGGTTAGTGCTGGTCTACCCTCTGAGTCAAGCTCTGCAACATCCATTTCATCCCATTGTTCGCCTTGATAATAAGCGTCGCATTTGCGGGCCATCTCTATGTAGTCTAAATGCCCATTATCTCGAGCACGTTCATATCGATAAAACTGGGTTGAAGATATTTCTTCTTCTTTAGCGGGGCTTAACTTAGGAGATGTGGCAACTTTTTTCATCATGATTATGCGCTCATTGCAGATTTACTGCGTTTTGTATTTTGTAAACTTGGCAATTTATCTCTCCAAGATGGAATATGTGTTGTAGGTTCTATATATGTACTAAACTCAGTCATCATAAGGCCTAGCCATGCTAGTGCATCAACTTGGTCATCATGAACCCCGTTTGGAAACCGTAATAATTCAGCTACTAATGGCCCTGTGTTTAAGTCGTCGCTGGGTAAAAACACCATGCCCTGTTGCATACGGCCTTGGATTGCGCGCGCCCGTGCTTCTTTATCTCTCCTTCCTGTTTTTAAATCTTTAAAATATGCTTCATATAGCCCACGTTCCCGCACTCGTTTTTCAAGCAGCGGCCCAAGGGCCATTTCTATGTGGCCTTTTTCTATACCTATTATTGATGGTTTCCAAGTTTCATATAAGTCTAATATTTGCTCTACGATCTCAAGCCCATCAAATCTACCCCTTACTATATCACAAACAAATAGGCAATCGCTTTCATCTACGCCGACAACCATTCCAACAGTATAGTCATTTCTGTCATTCTTACCAATCGCCAAGTCCCACGCACAATAGAACTTCATACGATCATAATCAACTTCGTCTCGTTCGTAATATTGAATCATGTCACGAGTAAAATAATCGCCGTCATCTGCTACTGGATTCTGTTGATACAGCGCCGACCAATCCCGGGGGCCGACGGCTTTTTCAATTTTCTTCAGTGCGGCAGCGTCGTAACGTTCCGGATGCAGCGCGTCGCCGACGCCGCGAAATTCTTCGCGTTCTTCCGCAATGGCTGGATAACGTACAACTTCCCAATCATCTCCACCCTCTTCGCCCTGCTTTAAGAGCCGGCCAGCCAGATCATCATCATGCCAACGAGTGAGAATAACAAGCACACCGCCCCCGGGGGCAAGACGTGTGTAAGCAGTTGATGTATACCAATCCCAGTTGCTGTCTCGGTTGTTCTGGCTTTCCGCATCTTCGCGGTTTTTAACTGGGTCATCGATTAATAAGATATGGGCCCCTTTACCCGTGATACCACCACCAACACCAGCTGCTACATATCCGCCGCCATCTGTTGTTAACCATGCTTCCGCTGATTGTGATGTTGGATCAAGGCGTGACTTAAACGCGGCCTTGTATCCGTCTTCTCTTAACAAGCCCCTTACTTTTCGACTAAACGCCATAGCAAGAGATCCTGAATACGAACAACTTATAAACTCGTGGTCTGGGTTGCGCCCTAAATGCCACGCAGGGAACGCAACGCTAGCCAGTGTACTTTTGCCGTGACGCGGTGGCATAAACAACATTAATCGGGGCGATTTTTTGTCCACCACATCGCGAGAAAATTTTTCCAATCTTTGGCAAATGTCTTTGTGTACCCATCCTGCATGGTAGTCTGGGTTAAATCTTTCGACAAATGGGAGCAATCGTTTGCGTGTAAGGAATCTGAGCGCAAGTTCAGCCTTTGCTTTTTCCTCAACTGGTGTTTCAGTTGATTCTTGCTTCTCTGCTTTTTGTGGTTCGGGGCCATTTTCTTGTATGTCTGCCTTACAGTAAACACACAACTTGTCTTCCCCGGCAAACAGTGTTTCCGAATGCAAGTTCTTACATCGAACACACTCAATCTTGTTCATTAATTGTACTCTTAGGTTCTAGATAATTAATATCCTTGCCTGCTATCTTTAACAACTCTTCATCAGACATTCTTTCGAGTTGTTTAGTACCATTAATATTTATATTTACTTGCGTCGCGTTGTCAGGTGCAGCCAAACCGTGCAGCTTTACTAGTGAGTCGGTTGTGTTTTTCATTTCTGTAGCATTTGCGGAAGACGAATAAGCTTCCATATACATTGTGTGCGCGTTTTGTATATCAAACTTTACGGTTTCCCGCATTTCTTCCCTGTACCACTGCAATGCTTTTTGCACTGTAGCAACTTTATGCGCTTCATAAGCAGAGTTGGGGGTCGCGTACCCCGCACCGCGGCCAGCTGCCGCGATTGACATGCCGCTTGTAATTAAAAGTACAAATTTTTCCTGTTGCATGGTCAACGAACCATGCTGAAGTCCCATGTAGGGCATCAGTGATTGGAATTCTGTATGTTCGTCAACCTCAGTGGAGGGTTGTTCCTGTTGGTTTATCGACTGGATAGCCAGAATCCTCTCTTGTAAATACAAACATAGGTGCGCGTGGAGTATCACTAGTTGCTAAATACTCTACGTGCCCCTCGGCTTCTTCTATGTCATAGCCAGAATTAACTAATATGTTAACGGCAGAGCGATAATCGTACACGATTACCTCTTCGTGCTCCTTGTACCCCGTTCCTATGATTGCGGCATCAAGACCCTCAATCATAATAACTTTTAGTTCTATGTCTGACATGTGGATATTATCTCAGTTATATGCTAGTCACAAGAGAAATCATGGATATTTTTAACCCACCAGTACAACATATCCTCAGAAAGCGTATGTTTTAGGAAATTTACACGATACGCTACCAATTGTACGTTGTTTTTTGTATACGAGCCATTAGGATCTACGCGATCTATTGACGCGTTAAAATCTTTTGCTCCATCACCATCTCTATGGTGTGTTAAGAATACTCCCGATAGGGCGCACTTTCCTTCTTGTTCCTCCCACAGGTTCTCTAAGTCTTCGGCGGTTAATTTATATTCTATTTCTTGTATTTTACTACGGTGATATTTTGATTGATTTATTAGATTTCCTAAATACGAGGCGGGCGACGAGCTATGGCGCCTGCGTTTCCGTAGCTCCATGCATTCGAAACATGTTCGCGTTGTGCGGTTCCCTTTGGTGGCTCTAAAAGAGTCAAGGGGTTTTTCCATACCACACTTCGTACAAGTACGGGTATCGGACATGTTTTCAGTATACACACTATAAAAAATTTTGCAGAAAAAAATTTGAAAATGTATTCTATATCGCTGAGGCATTATCTCCCCCTTCCTGCAATCTGCCCTCTCTATCCCGGATTTTAGCCATCTGGAACCTTGTCTTGTATACCCTACATGAACCTAGTCTGGGACTCCAAGGTCGTCTCCTCCGTCGACTCCCGTCGGGTAGCTTTAGTGTTACATTCATTAGTTTATTATTTAATCAATCAGGAGATACATCATGATCATTAACATCACTAACGTTTCAATTGGTAACAACGTCTCATCTGCCAACACGGTTGCCATCTACGCGACTACTGCCAACGGTCAAGTCTTTTGCTTCAATGACCTATGCGACACCATCAACCGTGGCGACCTGCTCACCGAAGCACAGGAAGTAGTCCACCTCGCAGAGTCTACTGGCATCATCAACACTAGCTGCTGGACTAAGGTGCGTAACGCCAACGGATCACGCCCCAAGGCACTCGGTTCACGCCCCGCTAAAGCGGTTCGTGCCCCTCAACCTCGGGTCGCGGTCAAAGCTGCGCCAGCTGATACGGAGGTCGCAAAACTAAAAAAGCAGTTAGCTGCAGTGACAATCCGTGCACGGAAAGCGGAGGCGCAACTTTACGCACTTACCGGGAAAGCAGCCGCGTAACCGAACTGGCTCGCCGCTACATCAGGGCGGGCTACTCACCATCCGAAGCTATATTCAAAGCTCGTAACGATCAATTTAAATAGGAGAACTATCATGAGCAAACCATTCCAAAAGCTATTAGCACTCATCGAGGACGAGATCATCGACCTAACTCAAACAGGTTGGGAAGTCTCTATCTCCCCCGAGCATTACGGAGAACTCGAGTACGAAGTGCTATTGAGAGACATCGATGCACAGCTCCACGCTCTCGAATCTCATGCCGACCGCCTCCGTGCTGCTGCATAAGGTGTGTACCAGTGTGTACCAGCAAAATTTACCTAGT